TGAAAACTTTTAAACTATCTTCTGAAGAGGGATATTACGGCTTTGCTAGTGATCCATTTGTAAATGAGTTTGGAAATTCTGTTTCAGAGGAAAATCTAACACAGTTTAAGTTTGCCACAAAAGAAGAGATTCAAAAAGAAAAATCGCGCCAAAAGAAAATTAAAGACGTAGAAAAACTAATAGAAATAAAAAACAAAGAAGTACAAGACCTTTATAATCAGAAAAACAAAATATGAACGACTTAAACTCAGCAAGAATTATGGGATGGATGTTTTTATTAACATCATTTTTTGGAAATTGGAGTACTTGCATTATCTGCGCTTCCATATTCTTCTGCACTTCTTACATAATAGATGAAATTACAAAATTAAATGGCAATAAAAAAACAGACATTTCCTGATTGGACATATCTAGGAGATTCAATTACTAAAATAGAAGATTTTCCACAAGGGACTATAGGATTTGTGTATAAATTAACCCTGTCTGATGGCTCTTACTATGTGGGATCCAAGCAAATAATTTCGATTCGCGGCGCACAAAGCAATTGGAAAGTTTATAATGGCTCAAGCAAGACTTTGACAGAAGATTTAAAGTCTAAAACAGTAACTGTTATTTTAAGAGAAATTTTAGACTTTGCAATTTCAAAACAACAGCTTTTATATTTAGAAACTTCAAATATTTTGTGCAATCATGTCTTGGAAGATAAAAATTCAAGAAATGCTTGGGTATCAGCTAAAATTTACAAATCAAATCTGATAGACCCTAAACCTATGAAAATCATCCAAAAACGAAAAAAGAAGAAATGAGAGAGTTCAAGCTAAGTCAGATTGAAGAAGAAAGAGTTGATAAATTTTACGAAAAGTGCAAAAAGAAGGCTAAAGAAAAAAATGTAAGACTGTCATATCATTTTTATCCGACAGGAATTGGAACCACTATAAAAGTAAAAAGCGAAACTTTAGGTATTGAGAAAGATATAACAGACTTAGATTCTTGGTAATTAAATAAGCTTAAGTCTTATAAGTTTTTAAAATCGGCGGGAAAAAAGAATGAAAAATAAAGTTAAAACAATAGGAAATACCAAATAAAATAAGTACTTTAGAAGTCTAATAAACATCAAATAATGAGAGAACTTAAAAACGATATTAAATACAAAATTGTTCTAGACGAAGACCAAAAACTAGTTAAGGCAGATATTTATGAAAAAGAGTTTGTAATTGTCAGCGGTAGGGCAGGGTCTGGAAAAAGCTTGGTTGTGGCACAGACAGTTTTGGATATGATTTTCAAAGGACATGTAGACAAAGTCTATGTAACCCGCGCCGCTGTTGAGGTTGGTAAAAGTTTAGGTTTTTTGCCTGGAGAATTATCCTCAAAATTTGACCCCTACATAGAAGCATTCAGGGACAATCTATATGCTTGTTATGATAAGTCAAAAGTAGATAAGCATCTAACTCACTTATCAGGAGGAGAAGAGAATAAAGATAAATCTACTACAAGACAAAGTGTTGCAAAAATTGAAGGCATTCCAACGCAATACATCAGAGGAAAAACTATTGGTAACAGAGAAGTACTTGTTATTGAAGAGGGTCAGAATCTATCTGAACATGAAATGGAAGCTCTTTTGACCAGATTAGGTAAAGGCGGAAAGATTATAATAACAGGAGATAATAACCAAAGAGATATTAGAGAGTCTTACACAGGTTTAAGTTTTGCAATTGAATTAGCTAAAAATTTTGAAGAAATTGGGTACCACAAATTAAAATCTAACCATCGTTCAGGATTAGTACAAAAGATTCTAGATTATAAGTATAATAAAACAGGAGTCTAATGACTAAAAAACAAATACTCCAATTCTTATATGAGTTAAAAAGTTCATATCATAAAAACGAAATGATTTATACTGAAGGAAGCTGTTTCAGGCTGTATTCTATTTTAGTTTGTCTTTTACCCGAAATTAAACCTTGGTACTCTCATTTGGAAGGACATTGGATTGTGGAATTTGAAGGCAGTTTTTTTGATATCAATGGAGAGATTTCTAGACAGTATGTTTTAGATAAGAAGTACGAGCTTATAACTGATTCTTTAACTCTTTCTTCCGCGAAAATTCCAACATATAAAAGACAATGTTCATCATATTCAAAATATTGTTAAGTATAAGTTAATGGATTTGTTTTTTTAGAATTTAATTAGTATATTTGCATAAGAAATTTAATTAGTTGCTTAAAAATTATACTTTGCTAACTAAAAGCATAGGTGCACGAATCAGAAATGAGAGTATAATTCTAATTAGATTATTAAACCTATAAGTATTTCCGCGAGCTCAGGATGTAGATGAAACCAGCATCAATACTTATAGGTTTATTTTTAAAGGTTTTGTAGCTCAGAGGTAAGAGCGTTGAACTCATAATTCAAGGGTCGGGATATCGTAATTCTCCAAAACCACAAGATTATCCTCAGACGTGAGGAACGTAGACAGAGATTACAGCTTAGGAGTATCTTCGGATTTCCTTATTATAGTGTCGTGGAAGCTATTTAGTATCGTAGTGGCTAGCACATTTTTTAATTCTTTTTGGTGGAGGTTAAATAAAAAGGATTATTTTATAAAATCTAAAAACAATAAAAATGACAACAGAACAAAAACTAGAATTATTGAAAATTGCATCAAACTTAAATGGTACACACAGTCTAGAAGATGTGATAAAAAACTATAATGAATTACTTCAAACTATTGATTAATGCTAAACAAACCAACTCACACAAGAAGATTTTTAGGTAAAACCGAAAATTTCAATTCAAAGAAAGACCAGACTTTCCATCAAAGAATGCTTAGAGCTTATCTAAGAGGCTCGGAAACTTTTAAATTTTGGGGAGAACATTACCAAGTGAATCAACAATTAATTAAAATCTAATGATTATAGTTAAAAACGGAGAAAAGAAAACTGTGAATACAACTTCAAAAGCTATTGATGTTCTTTTTTATTTCCAACCTAAAGAAAAGCCATTGACAGCAAGCCAATTTATAATTGACGAAGAGTATCAAGGTTCAATGAGAGATAAAGGAAAAGATTTGATTGACCAAGCTAGAGAAGTACAGCTTAAAAAAGAAAATAATTCAGCAGAACAGTTGGATAAAAATTACAATTCAACTAGACATAAGAGTAAATCAGGAGAAGCTCATCCAAACATCTTAGATGAGTGCCTAGTTTTCAATAATAATCCTTGGTTTAAAACTTTAACTGCTGAGAATTTCAGAGAAGACAAGCTGTCAGAAGCAAATATGCAAAAAGAAATTAATAAAGGTCTAAGGGAACAAGAAGTTCTAAGGCAGTGGGAAATAAATCCAGAAGATATATGGAATAAATATAAAATTAATGGAATAAAAGAAGCTATACAAGGATATAAAGAAACAGCTAATAAGGTAGACTATTCTGAAATTAATTTAGGTATTTTAGATTTGATGGCTGAGAGATTTTCCGCCAATAAAGGGAAGTATGAAAAAAGAAACAGCAAAAAACCTTTAGATAAACAGCAAATTTTGTGGGCACTATTTAGACACGTTAAGAAAATGGTTCAGCCTATAGAAGGAGATGAAGAAAACTTTAAAGACCACCTTGCGGCCGTTTTAACGAATTGCTCTATACTACTTGACCAACTAGAAATTGAAAAATAAATGAAACTATTGTTTTTAACGGCCGTCACAGCCATCCCAACAGAAGAAGGTCAGAAGAGAATTCAAAAAGCCGTTAAGAAAAATAGAAATTCAGATGGTGATGAGGATTTTGCAAAACCAGGTACATCTGCTTGGTTTAAATCAATGAATATTACTCCCCCTGATGATTTAGAAGAAGACGAAGAAGAAATAGACGAGAATGGATTCATGTTCATACCTGAAGATGAATTAGAGTATGAGTTTTCAGATTTAGTCCTAGACATGGAAGAGTTTCAGTCATGTGTTGAAACCTCAATGATTTCAAGCATCTTGACAACCAAATCGGGCGATATTTATGAAATTGAAGAAACTCCTGAATTGGTATATTATATGATTCATATGGCTTCTAGACCTTGGCATGAAAAGATTACAGATTGGATTAAAGAAAAGACGAAAATAAAATGGAAATAGGTAAAGATATAAACGGTAAGGTTATAAAGTTGAACCAAAAAGTAACTAGAGAAGATGGAACTGTAGGTAGATTTAAGCTTGTAAACCTGGCTCTCATATTCGAATATGAAAAAGCTAGTCCTTTAGGAGCTACTGTAAGTTATGCTACAAGTGAATACACATATGAAATTAAATAAACAGTAATTATTAATAACGTCTAACAAACAAAAATCAAAGACAAAATGGAGTACAAAAATTATTCAGTAAGTTTAGGTAAGGGGAAGCTTTATCAAAAATCCGCCGAGCCAAAAGAAGGGTATGAAAAAGTTACTTATGGTACAGACAACAAAATTACCTATCACAAGTATGAGAATTCAATTCAAGGTCAATTAAAGTATTTCGATACAAAAGAAGTAGAGTACCAGGGTAAAAAGCTGTCTTTTTTAGAAGTGAGTTTAATTGATGGGGATATTTCAAATAAAGTTTCAGTCCCTCTTAAGAATAGCAAAGGAAATTTCACCGATGAGGTAAAAGCTTTAGTTTCAGCTTTAAATTCAGCCGAAGTAGGTGAGGAAGTTACTTTGTCTGTTGTAAAAAAGACGAATACTTCTAATGGTA